CGTAGGAAGTGCGGTGCTGAAGAACAGGGTGTTGCTAGGTCCGTCAGAATAGCTGATGGTAGCTGTGGTAGCTCCACCAACACGCTGCACTCCACCTGTGCTATAGAACTTCACGACTTGCTGGTCAGTGAAAGCTACGGCCACATTGACTGGGGAGATGCTTGCGGTCTGTGCAGCAGGAGTTCCACCTGCAAGAACGATTACCGCCGTTGCGGGAATCTGGTCGATCATACCACTTCCGTCGGAATTTATTAACCCTTCGATGCCCTGCATTGCAGCGTCCAAAGAGTTCTTCATTTCCTGTGCTTTTACGGCGAACAGGCCCTTCTGCTTAGAATCAGTGGACGCTTGCGCGAGCCACGAGATTTCACAGACATTGAACAGATACACTGGAGCCAGGGCGAACGATGCCCATTGCGAACCAGAACCGCGCAGCATGGAGTCTGCGTTGCCCGTACCTTGCGAGATGCCTGCACCAGCTTGAACGCGGAACGGTACACGGAACGATGCGCGTTGCGTGCCACCAGCGTTGGATTGATTGCTAACAGGAATCTTTGTTGCTTCAGCCTTGCAGCCTTGTTACAAAACATCGCTACTTAATACTAAGTACCTATGTTTTGGTACAGTCATTTCTGCTGTACTCATACGATTTCTTTTCTCGTATGCTCAGACTATTGCATCACATTTCTGTGTTCTCTCGCTTAGTCGTTCAGCGTGCTTTCGCTTCGCCCTCGTTGGCATTTCAGCGTTCGAGTCAATCAGAGAGAATTTAACGTTGTCCAAAGTTTATTAAAAACAACGAATAGGCGGTTGTGCCGTGGAAAACCAAATCAGGAATTTCCTTGGCAAAAGCGTCTAGCTCTACTGCCTCTACGGCCATATTTTCGCAGTAGTGCGTTTATAGAGACCCACCGTAACTATTAAGCCTCTAGTAAAGCCATAATAAAGTATCCTTAAAACAAAGTACGCCTCGAACTCTGAATGTTCGTCACGCCACGGAGAGAGTTGTCTCTCGCACTGAGTCTTGCTTTAGTATCACAGGTTGTTGGCCACGCTTTTTAGGTGTTTTCGATCACCGTTACTAAGCAGCCTGCTTGAATCTAAACTTTTAGGGACGCAAGTTTTTCTTCTGCCTTGCGTATTCGTGCTTCCCTTCTTCGTACAATCTCTTTCTTCCACTGATGATTGTGGCACAGAGTCTGAAATCCCTCTGGATAGCCGTCTTGTTCTAATGAAAGGTAAAGACTATTACCCGTTCTTCTGGTGTCACGGTCCTTAAAGCCGTCATTATTTACATGGTCGATAGACAGCATGTCCAGATCACAAACAGCACACCCTTCCCACGAGCACTGAGCAATTTCTTTACCACTGTAATGAGTGAGCACTCGTAACTTTCTACGCTCATTGGAAGCGGGGACTATGGTGGGATTCAAAACACGCCACGCGGCAGTATATTCTGCGCGTTCCTTCATCTGCTTTGGGGTAAGACCTTGGTAAAGTCTTTGGTTTTTAATCTTTACTTTGCCGGGGTTTGCATCTGCCCACTCTTTGTTCTTGGAGTTGTGCTTAGAATGGTACTCTGTATCGGTAGCCATGCGCTTTGCGTGGTTAGCATTGCGGTCTTCTCTATTTTTGTACGGCATAGTCCCTCCTCACAAGGGTTGAGTCAGGAGGGTATGTGAGGTACCCTCCGTTCTCAAATGTGTGTCTAGCATTCACCTAGAAACCGGCTTGTTCATCCCGTACTGACCTCTCCGTCTTTCGAGTTTGAGGGATTTCTGGATGCACACAAAATCTCTGCGGCTCCTCACGGACTCCCGCAGTGCGAGGTCTACGTATTTCCCGTACGAGACTGAACGGCCTGCCGAAGCAGAAGTGTTAGGTATTCCGTTGCACAAAACCCCCTTATTCGGGGAGTTTCGTTACAGAGATTGGGTCGCGGTTGTGTCCGCAGCAATGACCGTAACGCTGTACGGCACGTTCGGAGTTAGAGGATTAGCCGCTACCCCTGCGCACTGCACTGTCAGTGATGCCTGACTTCCGGTCCCGGCAACTGCTGTTACAAATCCACTGATGGAGATAGCATCCCCAACTTGCACGGGCTTGCCGTCGCGTGTAGTTCCGCCTACTGTTCCTGATACTGCCATGTTGTTTCTCCTGTTTTTATGTTTTGTGTTTACCTGCGCCAAGTTATGAGACGATAGCTCTTGCCGTCCGTGCTCTTAACAAAACCCTTGCCCATGATCTGCATTGTAACCAAATCACTCGCTGAGTACTCTCTGTCTCCAACCTTGATAGCGTCTCGGATAAGATTGGTTGGTCGCGTGGCAACATAAATTGGTTTGCCGGATGCGACACTTTGTACTCCCGCCTTTACGTCTGCGGCTTTCTTTTCAGTGGATGCTGCTACTCGGCCTGCTGCTGAACCACCCTTGGCGTAGCCTGGGTATCGGTTCTGGATTGTCTTGGTGACAATGTCCTGAGCAATTGAGTCGAGCTTCGCATTGTGGTACGTGGCGATATTTGCTTTGTTAGCAGGAGTGTTTCCGCCCTTCCACATAGCTGCCATTTGTCTCTGGTAATCTTTGTCGGCCTTCAGGGTCGAGTACAAACGGTCTTTAATACCGTTGCCCAGATCAACCATTGTCTCGCGTGGGAAGTCGTTGAAGAAAGGCATCTTCAAGAACGGGGCCAGCGCCTTGCCGAGCGTACGGTTATTGTAATGCTCAGCGTCAGTGGCTACACCTTCCTCAAACTGCTTTACCTTAGCCTCAGTATCGGCGGTCTTTGTCTTTTCAAACTCCGCTTTCTCTGCCAAGAACTTCTTGCGCTCTGGTGTGTCTTCAGGTACCTTTGTTCTCGCCTTTTCTGCGTCGTCTTGTTCCTTGAACCAATCAGAAGATTGCTTTACCCAAGCTTTTAGAGCTTCGATGTTCGGCTTCGATGCGCCTGTTTCATCTTTTGCTTCTAGTGCCTCGTTCAAATTGGCAAGAAACCTTGGGAATCCTACTTCATTCAAACCTGCCACAAAATGTGGTTGGATTGCGGCGTAGTAAGCTTTCGAGTCTACTTCCTTCAGATTCTCCAAGAACGATGGTGCTAATTGACCAAACGCTTCAATATGTCCTGCGCTCTTCAAATCCTCAATGACGTTGGTCCATAGCGTGGGATCGGCGCTGTACAGAAGCTCGTCCGTTGCTTTGATGGCTTCCACGCTGGAGTTCAGCTTTTCATAGCCTTCAGGACCCCCGATAGTCTCAATGAACGCCTTGGCTTCCTTGGCGGCTGCTACCGTAGGAAATTCTGTCTTGTATGCGTTGAACCGCTCGTACGCACCGTGAAGCTCTTTAACAATAGCCCCATTCTTAGCAGGGTCTGCATCGCGGAATGCTTTGAGGCCTTTGCGTACGTTGTCCGGTGTGGCCTTTGTGTCGATGGACTTGTCCGACTCTAATTTAGCAGCGGTAGCTTTGTCTGCTTCTGTTTTTTGCTCTGGTGTTTGCTCTGTGCCGTCTTCGTTTAATGTGGGGTCTGAGTTCTCCACTATCGTTGAGTCTACGGTTGATTCTGTACTGGGTGTTTCTACTTCAGTCGTTGGTGTTTCCGTCGCTGCCGCTGTGGTGTCCAGAGCAGCAAAGTCGATCAAATCTGTAGCCATGCTTGAGTCCTTTTCTTAGTTCTGAGTTTCTGAGTCTTAGTTGCCTTCACGGAAAAATGATGCGTCTTCCCACCAGCCAGGATATTTAAGAAACAAAGCTGGCTCCGTTTTCCGTTCCGAACAAAATCTTGGTACTGTACTTTCCTTCGTCGTCCACATAAATTCCTATTGTTCCTCCAGGCTCTACACTGTTTCCGGTATTCTCTGGTCTACCGTCCTTGTTACCTGCTATCAAGTTCTCTAAGGTAATAAGATTTGAGTTGTGAGTCACGTAGAGTGTGCCTTCAGTTCGTAGCTCCGTGCCGAAGAATTGTTCTATACGAGTTTCTAGGTCGTCTAGTGATTCTCCTTCTGGCACCGCTTTCTTTGGATTGTCTACGTAAAAGTCTAGGATGTCTTTGTACTCATCCTTGTCTTTTCCGCTTAGGAAACCCAAGTTCCATGCAATGAGTCCTCGGTCCTGTATTACCTCAAGCCCCAATTCTTCAGCAATAATATCTGCCGTTTGCAAAGAGCGCAACATAGGAGATGACACGATCTTTTTTACAAAGTCCTTGTGATCCTTAGCAATCTTTTTTCCAGCTTCTTCCGCTTGCTCGATTCCTTCTTTGTTTAAGTAAGGATCGACACGTCCACGGAATTGATTACCTACATTCAACGTAGTCTCACCGTGACGCTGACACAGCCCTACAAGTTTCTTTGCCACGGTTACTCCTCTGAGATGTGAGGAGCAGCTTTCACTGCCCCTCGTGAAGTTTAGCGTCGTAATTGACGTGTAGGTTGTGGTTCATTCGACTTCTCAAGTGCATGAGGTATTGCCTTTTTTGCCACGGCATGTTGAAGTTGCTGGTCGGCTTGCTGGGCGAACAGATTGGGGTCGGCCTGCATTCCGAGCTTCATAACAGCTTGTGCGGCCACTGCTGCTGGCATTTTAGAGATGTCCATACTAATAGACTCCGATGGTGGTTTATCCGGTGCCTTATTAGCGGCTGCTATTTTCTTAGCCATAGTAACGTGCTCTTGCCAATGCATGTGGACGTTTTCAAACCCTGCTTTTTGTTCAGGCGAACCATAATGGAATTTCTGACCCTCTGTACTGTTGAGCCATTCAAAACACTCGGTCGCTTCTACTGCGTGGTTTTCACTCTCGTCTTGTGCTACTGGAACTGTGCTGGTTTGTGGTGGGACTGTTTTTAGCGCTTGCCCCAACTGCTGCATCATACCTGCTGCTTCTGGCGGAACAGGTTGCCCTGTTGCCTGAGACTGCTGCATGCCTTGGGTCGCTTGGTCGAGTGAAGACTTCATCTGCAGGAATTGAGGATTGTCTTGAGGACCACTTCTTAGTAGCACCTCAAACTCGTTCTTTTGTTTGTCTGCTGACGACGCCCCAGTCACTGTGAATCCCTTCATGCGTAAAGCACTCACCAACTCAGTTGAATTGTGTGGAGAGAATATGATGGCATTAAGAGCGGGATTAGCTGCTCCCTTTTCAATCAGCGTCATCAACTTGGTTTCTTTCTGTTGCCAAGACTCTGGGAATGCTGGGTTGCTCTCTGCGTAACAAAGAACATTTCCGGCTAACAGGTTGGCCGTATTTACTACGACATTTCCTCTTCCCTTGATATTTTCCCTGATTGTCTTTCCGTCTCTACATTCTGCCGCGCATTCCGCTGCCTGTTTCGCTGCAGATGCGAACATGTCCTGCACGCTGTTCCACGGGCATCCTACACGTTGTAGCGCTTGATCCCTTTGGATTACGGCGTTGCCCACAGTGTTTTCACCTGTGGCTGCTCCGAATAGTGACGGTAGCGCTCCTGATACTTCCTCTGACACACTGGTCATGAACCACTTGATAAAGTCAGGCAATGCAGCTTGTGGCTGCGGCGTAGGCTCTACCATTATGTACTGATCGGCTGTGGTCAATCCTGGCTGCACTTGGAAAGGCCCTGTGCTTCCTGGGACGTTTGGTTGTGTCTTCAGAGCTTCTAAATCGAAGGCTTCCGCATTCATCCACTTTTTGGGGACGGTGCGTTTGAAGAAATCGTCCAACAGGTCTACCCAGTCGTTGATGCGCTTCTGTACCGAGATAAGGGCTGAGCCCATCGCTCTGCGGTTTTGTCCTTTGCCAGCCCAAGGGTGGCCAATGACGATATGCTTGTCCATGCTTTCGTTGCGTGAAAAAGCATACTCAGCTCCTGCGCGAGCAAGCAGCACCCCGTTGGGGAATGCTTCTATAAGCTCTGCCTTAGCCTCGTCTGATACCGATTGGTCCAGAAACATAGAGGGACGCATCCACGTAAACTTGACGGTGCTATGTCGGTTTAGGGAGTCCCCTGTTACGTACGCTCCTACCACTGCTTGTCTTACATTCTCTCTGGCGATTCTGTCTAGCTGTGTTTCGGACATGCCATCAGTACCGGGGTTTATCTTGTCGGCTATCCATGGAAACATTCCACGGACTATGGCTACATCTAAATCTAATGACAACTGAACAAACTGCATGAGAGAAAAATCATCTACTGCTATGGGAACTTTGTGGTCCAGCTTGCCGTGTACCGTTGTTACTTCTCTTCCTAGTGGCTTTCTTTCGTCACTAGGGGCCGCACCTGCTTCACTGAGCAAGTCATCGGTTCCTTCTTCAGAAGACTCTTCGTCTAGTACATCATCAAGAGCGTCTTGTCCAGTTGGTTCTGGAGCAGGAAGGTCTTGCATGTCTTCTGGTACATCCGGCGTTTCGGTTTCTCCTTCGAAACCATACTTCTGTCCGTTCAATTCATATCTGGTCCACATCAAACAACGATCTTCGTTCCAAAAAATACTGGCGCATTCTCCTAGGAGTGCATGAAGATTATTGTTTCTGGCCCAGATGTCTTTGAACCTGTCAGCTTCCTCAGCTGCCACTTTGTCTGGGCCGTAGTCTGGGTTGCACGGGAAGAATTCTACCTTAGGTACTTCTCGTGACAGTGCCGCGACTATGATGTCGCCTTTTGGGCCGTAGACATTTGTGTCATAAATCGTGTTGTTGTTTTGCTGCGACTTGGCTCCGAAACCTGTGCCAGCTCCAGGCAGCATCCATCCACCTTGCTTACCACGCAGGAGATGTTGGTATCCCCTTTCGAAGTGCAAAGCCTCCCAGCTTTGTTCTCAATAAGTTGCGTTTAAGTCGTATCCACTTAAACTCTCATAGTCACCTATGAGTTCAGACTATATCTTTACCCTAACGGGTATCTGGTACTTCGGGAACACTGTTCCCTACTCCCTTGCGGGATAGTCGTTACACCTTCCGATTTCTCGGCTCGGCTCGGTATTGTCTACCACGTTTATGGTAGGTTTCCACCGAATTCTCCAGATTGTTGTCTAAACATTGCTGCTTAGGGAGGCAAAATCTACCTCCATACGACGTGCTGCCGTATCGGTTTTAGTTGCTATGTTGTCTAGCCCTATTAAAGCACCTCTTGCGACATC